ACACTGGATATATTAATATAGTTGCAGTCATGCAGAAGTTCTTTGATCAAGGTATAAGTGGTAACTGGTCTTACAATCCAGAACACTATCCAGATAATGAAGTTCCTGTAAGTGTTATGGCACAAGATCTTTTGACTACCTATAAGTTAGGGTGGAAGACATCTTACTATCAGAATACTAATGATATGAAGACGGATGAAGTAGAAGAAGATAAACCAGATTTACAAAATTTGATTAATGAATTAAGTAACGCTAAAGAGGAGGAGTGTGAATCCTGTGCCATCTGATATTAAAGGAATGACTGTCTTCAATACTGAAGCAGTTGATACCAAAAAACAACCTATGTTCTTTGGTAAACCATTGGGAGTTCAAAGATATGATTCATATAAGTATCCTACATTTGACAGATTAACAACTCAACAGTTAGGATATTTTTGGAGACCAGAAGAAGTATCACTACAGAAAGATCGTGCAGATTATCAAACATTGCGTCCAGAACAAAAACACATCTATACAAGCAATCTTAAATACCAGATCATGCTTGATAGTGTACAAGGTCGTGCTCCTGGTATGGCTTTTATACCTTACTGCTCTCTACCTGAACTAGAAGCATGTATGGAAGTATGGGGATTTATGGAGATGATTCATAGTCGTTCCTATACATATGTTATTAAGAATGTTTACTCTGATCCATCTGAAGTCTTTGATACTATAATCAAAGACCCTCGTATATTAGAACGTGCTGCTAGTGTTACTGGTTCTTATGATGACTTTATTAATGAAGCACAGGTATGGGGTCAGGGTAATCTATGGAAACATCTTGATAGGGATTTAGATACATCTTTACCTGTCATAGAGATGAAAGAATTGAAACGTAAACTTTATAGGGCAGTTGCTAATGTTAACATACTGGAAGGCATTAGGTTTTATGTTAGTTTTGCTTGCAGTTTTGCCTTTGGTGAACTCAAAGTTATGGAAGGGTCAGCTAAAATTATATCACTCATCGCCAGAGATGAAAATCAACACCTTGTTCTCACCCAAACAATATTAAACAATTGGAGAAAGGGTGATGATCCTGACATGGTTCAGATTATGAAGGAAGAAGAAGAGTGGACATATAAGATGTTTGATAAGTGTGTAAATGAAGAGAAGAAATGGGCAGAGTATCTGTTCAAGGATGGAAGTATGATTGGTTTGAATGATAAATTATTATATCAGTATGTTGAATGGATTGCTAACAAAAGAATTAAAGCGATTGGTCTTAAACCTCAATATGATATTGCTTTGAGAAACAACCCATTACCTTGGACACAACACTGGATATCCTCAAAGGGTCTTCAGGTAGCACCACAAGAGACGGAGGTAGAGAGTTATGTCGTCGGAGGAATCAAACAAGATGTCAAAAAAGACACCTTCTCAGGATTCAAACTCTGAAGAAGTAAAGTGGGAACTTGATGATATGATAGAAGCATACAAGGAATCTTGTTGTGAAAACTGGGATGATTTTGCTGGTGGATAAATAAAATGAATAGAAAGTTTATGCAATGGTTGAAGTTGGAGTTTATGAAAACCCCTGGTTATATGAGGGTAAACATTTCACTTCTGACGATATTGATGATTTCTTCGGTTTCGTCTACCGTATTACAAATAACCAGAATGGGAGAGAATACATTGGACGTAAGTACTTCTGGAAGTTTAGAACACCTAAAGGAAAGAAACGTAAAGTAAAATCTGAATCTGATTGGAAAAAGTATTATGGGTCTTGTCCAGAACTTAAAGAAGAAATTCAACAATTGGGTAGACAGAACTTTAGCAGAGCTATCCTCAGCTTACATAAAACAGCTGGCAAAACAAACTTCGAAGAAACGAGACAACTGTTCGTCAATGGAGTCCTTACCGAGTCACTTGACGACGGCACACCCAAGTACTATAATAGCAACATCCTCTCAAGATATTTTAGAAAAGATTACTATGAAGGACTCATATGATGTAGGACCAGCAAGTGCATTTGATACAGAAGACATTGTTGGATCGATTAGGCAATGGTCTATTGATCGAATTGATACAGGTAACTTGGATTGGTCAGAGCAGCAAGCATTGGCAGCAGAGTTTAAGGAATGGATAGAACCAGAAGAAGGTCTTGAAATCATGTCATTAGAAGCAATAGATGAAGAGGAGGGTTGACACCCTTCTTTTTTTATGTCATAGTATATCTGTTGGTTCGACGGGACTGACATGGGAGTGACTGAATAATCTTTCTGGCAAACGCTGGATAAGGTGATGAGACACAGGTGGTGCTGCTGCGAAAGCAGAATCGACTTACCAGTCGGGTCTCAGGCAAGGACGTAAAATTTACTACTGTAGTAATGCCCGTTCTTTGTTGGTAATACAGGAATCCAACCTCCCCCCTCACATATATAAAAGAACTGATTATAAAAAAACTATGCGAATTTTTCTTGACACTGCGGATACTGAACTTATTAAAAAGCATTTCGGTACAGGATTAATTGATGGTATAACAACAAATCCTACTCTTATAATGAGGAGTGGAAGAAATCCAGAAGACGTGTATCAAGAGTTAAAGGATATTGGTGTAAGAGATATTAGTATGGAAGTCGTTGGCGACTCTACAGAGATGATTGTAGAGGGTCGTAGACTTGCTCAAAAGTTTGGTGAGTGTGCAACTATTAAAGTTCCTTGTAGTCCTGATGGACTTGCTGCATGTCATCAACTTCGCAGAGAACTTATCAATGTAAATGTAACTCTTATCTTTGATGTTGCACAAGCAATACTTGCTGCTAAAGCAGGTGCAAGATATGTTTCACCATTTGTTGGTAGATTGGATGATAACTCAATAGAAGGATTGGATCTTATTAAAGATATATCTGATGTATTTGATAAGCAAAATGTATATGGTACAGAGATTCTTTCTGCTTCTATTCGTTATGTAAATAGTGTATCACAATCATTTGCTAATGGTGCTGATATTGTAACGATGCCACCAGCAGTCTTTGAAAAAATGTACAATCATGTTCTAACTGATAAAGGATTGGAACAATTTGATAAGGACTGGGCAGAAGTTAAAAACAATCAATATCAAATGGCACCAGATGTCTAGGATGAATGATCAAACTAAATTGGTATTTGCTCTAGAGCATATTGCACATTTACATGATCTTATTGAAGATAACGAGTGGGAAAATTATTTAAAAAGTAATCTTCTCACTATTGAATATGAATTAGAACGTCAATTAAGTCAACTTCAATACAACAGAAAACATGAGAATAGGAATAATGTGTTCTGGGAACGGAACCAACTTCGAAAACATTCTTCGAACATGTAATAAAGATGAGGTTGTCGTAATGATAACTAATAAGAAGAAGTGTGGTGCAATTAAAAGAGCAGGAAAGTTTGGTGTTCCTCACTGCTATGTGAGTCATAAAGATGAAGATCAAATGATTAAACTCTTTGAATCGTGGAGAGTTGATCTTATAGTTCTTGCAGGATATATGAGAGTAATTCAAAATCCAGCAGCATTTCCTGCACCTATTATTAATGTGCATCCCTCATTACTTCCCAAGTACAAAGGATTACATGCTGTAGAGCAAGCAATGGATGCAGGGGAGAAGGTTACTGGATGCACTGTCCATTATGTTAATGAAGAATTGGATGGTGGTGAGGTAATAGTACAATCACAAGTTGATATTCTACCTGAAGATACTGTAGAATCATTAACAAAAGCGATTCAAAGAAAAGAATATGCCATTTTACCAGTGGCAATAGAAATGTTTAAAAAGGAGTATGAGAAAAATGTTCACAGTAAAATGTACGCAGTGCGGTAAAGAAATTGTAAGTCAACCAGGTAAAACGAGGGCATGTGGATGTCCTAACATGATGACTGTAAATGATGATGTGGTAACTGCCATTGACCTAACTAGAACTATAATGGTAAAATCAAATAGTAATATAAAAGAAACAAACGCACTGTCTGCATCAGATCTTGCTTATCAAGAACAAAGACGCAAACGTAAAGTGCGAAAATTA